CTGTATGACTTCAATGCCAATGCCAGCAAGCAATGGAAATAGAACCGCGCAGATAACGGACGCTTCTTTGCTGACAGTATGCCCTGCAATGCAGCCGATGGTGCTTGACGCCATACCAATCAAGGCGTGCTTGTATGCGTTCGGGTCTGTCTGCATGTGAGTGATTAGATTCTTATTGTTATTCATTTGAAATCCTCCATGACCTGCATTTTAATTGTTATCATAAAGTTACCACTGATAAGTTACTCATTATTACTCCATATATATTTATATATCATGGTGCTATGCTGCCAAATGTTTTCCATGTTCCGGGGCTGCCACCTGTTACACAAGTGCTCCCCTCAACGCCACCAGCAGATACAGTACGGAGATAATATCTGTCTCCGTTAGCAAAGAAACCAACAGTAGGCGTTCCTGATAATGTCAGGCGATATTTGCCGGATTCTCCGGCCCATTCAAACGGCGATGTAGCTAATGCAGACGCCGCACCTGCATCATAGTTGCCGGATAGTTTAGACCACCCACGTCCGGAAAAGTCCATCATAAATCCTGCACCTATTGTGCCGCATCCATAGGCTTGATTGTCTGTTATAACGGCATTGGTGCCATTGAAAATAATACCCTTTGCTGGTGCCGCTGCACTTGTGCCGTCAACAATGTTTCTAGAGCAAATACAGCCTATGCCGCTAAGAGAATAAATATGCCAGTTTGCAACACCTTCAACGCCATACACTTTATTCCCAACAACTTCAGCCCTGTCTAGCGCGGTTAATATGCCATATGCCCCGCCGGAATTAGCAACTGCATCTATGGTGTTGTTGTGTATCTTTACTCCAATGGAACCGTCAGCTTGAATGCCGTAAGTAGCTGCACTTGTAATATGGTTATCCTCAATTACCTGTCCTGTTGCTGTAGCAACGTCTGCCCTTATGCCACGACCCCCGGCAGCGTCAATGATATTCCCCTTGATAATTGTATTGTCAGAGCGAACCAGGATTCCTCCATAAATTGATGACCCACCAATAATCGTGCCAAACACATGATTATTTTCAATTCGATTGTCGGTTGATTGCGCTGTCACCGTTCCAGCTTCGTCGGAAAGACCCCAACACTCAACTGCATCTGTAGTGCCACCATTATTAGCTGCCAAACAATTTATGATCGCAGAACGCATTGTGTGTCCGGCCAAAGATGCCCCTCGCCCAGTATTGTTGTGCAAGTAACAAGAATCAATAACAACATTGTCATTATTGTTTTGCGGAGCAGCAGCTAAGTCCCCCTCTACATCAATACCATATTCTGGTGCAGTGCCGTTTGTATTATCACAACGAGTTCCTACAATCTTACAGTTTCTCGCACCAGTGATAGATATACCATTTCTGTATGCGTTCGTTACTCGTCCACCAATACATACAACATTATGGCTTCTTGTATCAGCCGCCGAGTTAGAATAGCTTATTAGAATACCATCAGCAGGAGAATTGCTGATCATTGGCTGCTCTACATAAACATCAGAACATCCGTTGAATACAAGACTATGAGCACCTGTTGCACCACCAACACCGCCAGTAGGCGCACGTCCTACCCTATTGCCATCATAGTTAAATCCAATTACAGAGATATTGGTTGCAGAAGTAAATGCTAGCCCCTGTACACCGCCGGAACCAAGTGCCGCAGCCGAAGTCGCCTTCAATGTTGCACCTTTATCAAACACAATGCGCTGATTGGATTTGCCCGTAAGAGTTGCTGAGTGCATGTATGTTCCAGCAGGAAATAATACTTCATCGCCTATCGTTAGGGCTGCTTGTATTACTACACTGTCATCTGCGGCACCATCGCCTACAGCACCAAACCATTTTACATTCACAGGGCCACTATAATCTCGCAACCAAGCCGAACTCCCATCGCCGCCAGTGGGTACGATAATAGTACCATTGTTATCAACGTAAGTGGCGGGAGCGGCACCAGTGACACCACGGAACACACCATGCCCACCATCACCTGCATTGGTGTGACAGGACATCCATATGCGTCGCAGTGATGGCGTGGTGGCGCGCAGGGCGGATGCGTCGGCAATGGTTTGCAATCCGGTGAGATTATTCAGCCCCTGCTGGATCACCCAGTAGCCTGCAGCCTCATCTGTCGAAAACGTTCCGGATGTGTGCGCGATGACGCAGAGATAGGCGATGCCGCCGTTGGTGACCTGGTCATTGACATTATAGGCCGTTGCCGTTGCCCAGGCACCACGATCGACATAATCGAGTGTCAGTGATGCCAGTCCGAGATTCTGGCGCGCGGTGGCGGCCAGGCCATCGGAACCCAGCAGGGTGCGCAGATATGCCAGCATGTCTGTTTGCGCTGTTTTGAATCCGGACTCGGTAACGGATGCGTCGATGAAATCGCTATCGTTGGGCAGTTTCGTCATGATAATCTCCTAAATCGCTGTCTCAGGAATCGGGATATATGGGAAACCGCGAAACCGGATCAGATTATTGAATTTCGTGGTGCAGGTGGCCTGCGTTTTGTCGCAGCCCGGATATGCGTTGAATGTGTCACCAGCGACGGGCGCGGCTTTGAGCGGCAGGCTGAAACCGAGCACGCCGGGCGCGTAGGATTTCACCGTGCGCGAAACACCTGCATTCGGGCCGGATAGGAACGTGACCGTGCCGAGCGTGAAATAGTCTGCCGGATTGCTCAGATCGCAGTTGATCGTGCGCACATCGCTACCGCCGGCTACCGTGCCGGGCACTGCGTAGGTGGATTTTGTCAGCCCGCAGCCGGCATCAAACAGACTGTGCGAGCAGCCCGGCTGATAGATATTGCGCGGCATCTGCACGTTCAGCAGCTCCAGATCGGAGAGCACAGACATCGATATCTTGCCGCGATCGATCTCATCCACATTGATGCGGCCCGAAAACAGAATCAGCGTGCCGGCTGATGTGTCGGTCGGAGCATTGGTTGGCATGAATGCGCGCTCAATCTGCATGGTTGCGCCGTCTAAGCCGCCGTTGTGGGCCATCTCCAGAACCGATGTGCCGAGCATGGTGTGGGTCGGATCGGCCAGCACTTCGACGCTGAGCGTGTCCACCTCAATGCCGGCCACGGTGCGGATGCCGGAGCGGGAGATTTGCAGATTATCCGAGATGAACAGATTGCCTGAGATCGTCAGATCCGCATCGTAGTCGGCATAATAGAACAGATCTCCGGTATCCAGCGTGATCGTGTAGAGATCGGCCATGCGGAATTGATTGGAATCCAGCAGCGCGATCATGGCAGTGGTCGCGGATCTCATGATCGGCTCCAGGACTGAGGACTGAGGACTGAGGACTGAGGGCTCGTCACTCGTTGCTCGTTGCTCGTCACTGACTGCCTCATATCCGCGACCCCAGCGAGCCGATGAGGTCGCAGGTTTTTAGCGTCCACATGTTCTGCATGAATTTGTTGAAATCGAGCTGATCGTCGGCGAATCGGCATTGATAATAGAACTCACCATTCCAGACCAGAGGCTCACCCGCAGCCGGAGCCGTGTTGAATGTGATCAAGCCGGCGCTGCTAATGCTGTAGTCTGTTGACGCATAATTGACGGCATCGCTCCACATCGGCGTAGTCGGATCGGCGGCCCACATCGGGGTAGTCGGGTCCGGATTCCACATCGACGGACCGATCAGCAGCGTGGCTGCATTGATATGATGGACAGGCTCAGCGAAGCCGCCAAACTCACGTTCCAGTTGGAACGCTGTGGTGACACCATCGCCGGTGCCGAACTGGCCATTGATCACCTGATAATCATCCGGATCGGTGAACAGAAACGGATCAAACGATCCCTGCCGCTGCATATAGAAGCCGGCCAGCGTTTTCAGCTCATCAAACGTCAACTCATCGCGCAGAAACTCGTACGTTAGCGCGATCTGATAGATCGGGTGTGCCCAGTTCGCGCGGCGCATCTCGCGCCCGGATACGGATGTTTTCACATCGGTGGAAAACATAGGCGATTTGCCGACATCGAATGCCAGGCCGGGCAATGATGGAAACAGAGCATTAGACACAGGCGAAAACCTCAAGCGTTGGCCACGAATTACACGAATATGCACGAATTAAAACCATAAAAGATTTTGACTGTAAATTCGTGTTCATTCGTGTAATTCGTGGCTGGCTTTGGTTTGTTTTTCTCATGCTGCAAAATTCCGTTTTAGTTTTTTCAGGGCCGGCGGCAGGCTGGATGCGTTTTTGGTCAGATACTGTTTGAAACTGCGCGCGTCCATCGCATGCACATGTACGGTGGTATTTCCACCGGCTGCGGATGCACCACCACCGGAGATCATATCACGCAGCGGATTGGCGATGTGGGCGGGCAGCACCATTTCCTGTTGATGCAGCTGGGTCATGGGATTGACGCCTGCCGGGATATCGTAGCCGCCGGATGCCGATGCGATGTTGCTGGCGTAATTGGCCACCACGGCAAACGCGCCAGCGGCTGCAACCGGCGCCAAAAACGGGCCGACGACGGGGATGGCGGCAATGGCGTTATACACATTTGCCATCACCTGCCAGGCGCTCATCATGATCTGTTTGACCGCTGTGCCTGCCGAGATCAGCAGCGACATGGCCGATCCGCTTTCTTCCAACCCCAGCCGGGTCAGAATGCCGCCCTCCGTGGCCGCTGTTTTCAGCGCCTCGTTTTTGACCCAGTCCACGACCATTTTCACGCCCATGTTGGCAAATTCGAGCACGATGGATTGCCCCATCTGTTTCATCGCTTTACGGAATGAAAGGGTGCCCTGAATCATGCCGTTGATCGATTTCTGAAACGCGGACGTGACCGGCGCGAACATTTTGTCGTAGAATTTCTTCTGCTCCAGTGCCGTTTTCGTCTGCATTTTTTGCATGGTCAGATCATGCTTGCGCTGGATGGCCGCGATCTTGTCCATCGCTTTTTGATATTCGACCGGCTTATCTTTAACCAGCTTGGCATGCGCTTTGGCCGCTTTCAGTTCAATGGCCATGAGCTTGTCACTCAGCACGCGCTGCGCTGCGATTTCCTCAGTGGCTGAGATAAGCCCCATCTGGCGCATGCGGGAGATTTCTTCTTTGCGGATATTCAGTCGCGACAGCGATTCGGCCCGCTGGCGCTCAATCGCCAGCCCCGCCAGTTGTTGGCGTTCTTTCTCTGCGTCTTTGGCTGCTTTTGCCGCAGCTTTGGCTGCTGCTTTTGGATCTGTTTTTGGATCTGTTTTTGCATTGCCTTTGCCGGAGTTGTCTTCTGCCGACTTCTTAATCGGTTTGTTTGAAAATGCGATGAATGCCTTTTCAAGCTCTTTCAACTTAGCCAGTCCGGCATCGCCTTGATTGTTCAGTTTTCTCCATGCATCGGTGTAAGCATCCGTAGCTCTATCAACTGATTTTATTGTACCGTCTGCTAGCTTTTTAATTAATTGATCGGCATTTCCTATAGCCGTCCCAAGTTGTGTTTTTCTGGACTTTTCGATAAGTGTGAAAAACTTTTCTGCAATGGCGTCGATCTTGGCGCCCTTGGCAGCGATCTCGGCATCGGAACCAAGTACCGCATCGAGCGAATCGGCACCGGACTGTTTGACGCCTTCAATCAGGAGACCAAGATCATTGCGGGTGGCTTTGAGCTGCGCCATCTCTTTATCCAGGGCAGGATTGGAGCCGTACAACGAAATACTGAACTCCTTGATGGCCTGCTGCGCTGCATAATAACCGTCAGCCAACTCCAACACGTTCAGCGCCACGGTATCCATAGCCAACCTGGTTACATCTGCCACAGGTTTTATCATCGTGAGCCCTTTCGCAAACAGAGCCACACCGGTGACACCTGCCTGCATGGCGGTGAGCAAACCGTCTGAAATAGCAAAAGCTAATGAATCCACACCATCGGCATTATCATTAATTTCACCCAGCAGTGCCGATAGCACATTTTTGGCGGCATCGAACGCGCCGGCATCGCCGATCTGTTTCTGGAATATTGTCCACTTGTCACCCATCATGGACATGGTGCCGGCCCAGGTGCTGGCCAAATCATTGGCAGCACCTCGGAATTTACTGGCAGGATCTTCAAAGGCTGCGATCAGTTGCTTGCGGGTATCTTCAGCCGAGACATGCACACCGGCCTGAAAACCGAGCATGGNCAGNATGCCGCGCTCNCGGAACAGATCAGCCGATGCCGCGCCGGCNGAATACATGCGCACCACCTGCTCGGTGGTCTGCTGGATGGATAGACCGGACACCGCCGCCAGATCGGCAATCATCGGCATCCATTTGTTCACCTCATCGACGCCGCCGGACATCACACCGGCCATCTGCGTGGCTGCGCCCATGATATCGTTAAACGCAAACGGCACGCCGGATGCGAATGTCACCATATCATTAAACAGGCGGTTGCCCTCAGATACTGAGCCGAGCACATGATTCAGACGGATCTGGAAGTTTTCAAACTCGGATGATGTGTTAATGACGGCCGATTCAATGGCGGTGAATGAAGCGGCAGCAGCGGCAGTGGCAGCGGCGATGGCCGTGCCGGTCTGCGCAGCGGCAGCGCCCATTTCATCCATGCTATCTCTGAATTGGGCTTTTATGCGGCGCATGTCCGCTTCAAAAGCGGACATGTTCGCCATGATTTTAATTGCCGCTGCTGACAAATCCCGCTCCTTAGTGTGTCATGCCTCCGGCACCGGAGAACATCTGCATAAACTCATCCAAATCATCCGGTGAGTTGATTGTTGTGATCGGCCTTGCCGTTTTGCCTTCGATGCCGAGATATCCCTGCACCATCAGTTGCAGGGGCGGATGCGCATCCCAATATCGTGACATTGCAGCATAACGCGGCAGATCCATGTTGCGGCGAATGTAATCCCAGCCCCAGCCAGTGCAGGCGATGATGTGACTGTAGATGTAGCCCCAGTCAATCGGCTGATCATCATCGCCTAAGCTTCCCCCGCCGCCGCATCAGCTTCGGGCGCATTGGCCTGCATAGCCGATGTAAACGCCACCTGCATGTTTGAGATATCCACATCATGCGCCAGCGCATCGCGATCCAGATCGGGATAATTGCGCAGCAACGACAAATACAGGATATCGAAGATCACCGATGGTTTCGGATCACTCTCGCGACCCATAAACACATCCTCGTATTTCTCCACGCAGGCGAACGGAGCCGGCGGCACGATGTAAGTCGTGCGCCCCAGCTTGATCGCAGCGCCGGGGATCATATCCGGCTGTTGATCACCCATCAGTCAGGCACCGAGATTTCGCCGATGCTGCCGGCGGTATCGAGCATGGCCTCGAAATCAAACTCGGGGATGGTGTAATCCTCGAGCTTGGTTGCCATCGCCAGTTTGTTGCTGGTGCAGGCGTTGAGCTTGAGGGTGATGGTTTTGCCATCGACGGTGGCTGTGAAGATGCCCGAGAATTTCGGGGTCTGGCCGATGGTTTTGCCACCCAGCGCAATGCGCTTGCCACCGCTGGCGCTGGTGTAGGTGTAATCGATCAGCATGGCGGTGGTATTATCGGCGGTGTTGAAGGTGTAAACGCCGGAGGCTTCGCTGTACTCGCCCTGGGCGGGTGTGGATGCCACGCGGGTCAGTGCCACGCCGGTGGATGCATAGCGCACACCCAGATCCTGTGAGAAGTTGGCTGCATTGGCGACGGTGATGGCAGCGGTGGTGACGGTGCCGGCTTCATCGATAGCCGAAAGAAGCTGGCCGGTGGTGGCGGACTCGCCGAAAAACAGCTCATTGAGCAGCGAGCCGTTGATGTTGGCGAGCTTGGCTTTGCCGGTCAGCTTGCCGGTGCCGCGCTTGATGTCGATCGCAAACTGCCTCTGGCCGTGCAGAGATTTGGTCGTGAACGAAAAATCGAACGCGATATCCTGCAGTTCACCGAATCTGCGCGGTGTAGAATTGGCGGCGTCGCTCACGCCGTAGAGATTTCCCTGTCCAAATATCAGCATGAGTTATGCCTCCTTTTTTGTAATGAGCGCGGTTTTTAGGGATTCCCGCGCCTTGATCAATGCGTTGTGGTTGTCTGTCTGCCGTAGCTCCGGCACGTTTTGCACCAGATCGGCGAAATGACGATCGATGATGGTGGCCAGTGACTTGTGACTGGTGACTGGTGTCTTTTTTCTTGTTGCCATCTGCTGGCCTCCTTATGCCACCGCCACGGACACATCCGGGGATGCATCGCGGCAGAGATAATCCACCTCAATGGTGAACGTGTCGGTGCCTGATTTCTTGGCACCGGTTAAATCGGTATCGCGGGCCGGGCCATCGGCAATGCGCAGATCGCGGGCAATACCGCCGAGCTTGCGATCAAGCATCAGCGCCGGCTCGATCTGCAGCCGCTGCGCATCCAGCGCGTCATCAATATCGCCACTGGTCAGCGCCACCGATTCGAGCGTAAACGCTGCCGTTCGCACCGCCATCGGCGTGGCCAGACTCGGCCCGTCCACCGGCTGCCGGTTGCGCGATTCATCCGCGTAAAAAATGCGGATTGCACCGCTCACGCCATCGGCAAAAACATGCCCGCGCCCGGCCACATGGGAGCCGGTCAGCGGCAAGCCTGTCAGCCGTGCAATCAGGGCGGCGCGGATCTGCTGGGAGAGATGGCTCATGCTGCTGCCAGCTCCATGACCGAAAAGCCGGTACCGTCCGGTTTATGCTCGATA